AATGAGGCCCAAATAGGGTAATATATACATATGAAAATTAAGAATTTTATGCCCCTATCGTCTAGCCAGGTTAGGACACCGCGTTTTCATCGCGTCAACCACGGTTCGAATCCGTGTAGGGGTGCCAATTTAAACTAATATGGATAAAACAATTAAAGAAATTTTAGTACAAGAACAGCTACGCCAATCAAAGACGATTGAACTTATTGCGAGTGAAAACTTTGCTAGTAATGCCGTAATGGAATTAGCTGGTAGTATATTTACGAATAAGTATGCTGAAGGTTATCCAGGTAAGCGTTACTATAATGGTTGTGAACACATGGATACTATTGAAACTTTTGCTATTGAAAAGCTAAAGGATATCTATGGTTGTAAGTTTGCTAATGTTCAACCTCATTGTGGTGCTAATGCAAACACTGCGGTCTATCAAGCGCTATTAAAGCCAGGTGATAAGATTCTTGGTATGGATTTAGCAAGTGGTGGTCATTTATCACATGGAGCTAAAGTAAATATCTCTGGTAAAGTATACGAATCACATCACTATGGCGTAGATGATAATGGCTTTTTAGATTACAACGCGATTCAAAAACAAGCTGAAGATGTTAAACCAAAAATGATTATTGCTGGTGCAAGCGCTTATCCTGGTGTAATTGACTTTAAAACGTTTAGAGAAATCGCTGATAGAGTTGGTGCGTATCTTTTAGTTGATATGGCTCACTATTCAGGTTTAATTGCGGGTAAAGCTTATCCATCTCCTGTGCCTTATGCTGATGTTGTTACATCAACTACTCACAAAACTCTAAGAGGTCCACGTGGTGGCATTATACTTTGGAACGACGAATCGTACTCAAAGAAGATTAGCAGTGCAATCTTTCCTGGCACTCAAGGTGGTCCACTCATGAATATTGTAGCAGCGAAAGCTCAAGCATTTGTTGAAGCAGATACTAAAGAGTTTAGATATTACGCCCAAGCGGTTATAGATAATGCTAAAGCGATGGCTGAAGTATTTATTAAGAACGGATTTAAAGTACAGTGTGGAGGTACAGATTCTCATATTGTACTAATCGATCTAAGTGATAAACCCTATAGCGGAAGACACGCTGCTGACTTATTAGAAGAGAATGACATCACCGTAAATAAGAACGGTGTACCTAATGATAAAAGATCGTTTGTTGAAACCAGTGGTATTCGTATCGGCACCGCGGCTGAAACAACTCGAGGCCATGGAGTAGAATGGTTTAAGGATTTAGCAGAAAAGATTACACAGATTTTATTATGAAGATTATATTAGCATGGTTAGTTATGATGGCTGCAATCATTGGTTGCAAAAGCTGTGAGGGCAGTACTTATGAACAAGATGTAGTTATTGCAACTATCATCTTAGAAGCAGGTGGTGAATATTATGTCGGTGCGATTGAAGCAGTTCACGAGGTGATAGTGAATAGAGCAATGAAAAGAAATTTAACTCTAGCGGAAGTATGTTTACAGAGAAAACAATTCTCTTGTTGGAATGAAATTTCAGTAGAAGACGGAATCACAAAAGCCAAGTCACACCCTCGTTGGGAAATTGCTAGAAACATTTTAGAAAAGGAGACCAATTATACTAAAGGTGCTGACCATTATCATGCTGACTACGTGAACCCATATTGGGCAGATAGTATGGAAAAAACTATAGTAATTGGCCGTCACATCTTCTATAAATAAATATAGACTCTCAACACCAAACAAAGTATAAATATAAACTATGAATACAAAAGTAATAATCGATTGGCTCAAGGCCAATAAAATAAAAGTAATTGCAGGAGCTATTGTTATATTAGCATTGCTTAGTTCATGTGCTTGTCAAAGCGACGCTTGTAAAGGTAATACTGAAGCCGCATGCGGAAGTGATGTGCATGTACATGACGAAACCTGCACTCATTAAGGAATAACTAATATGGATAAAGTATTACACTATATAGCAGAAAACAAAGTCGAATCAGCATTAATCGGAATAGCTGCTTGGCTTTTGGTGAACACAATATATAATCACTGGTTTGTACTACATGTACACACACCTGCTTGTCCTCACTTCTAAAGAAATAATAGTATGATTACATCAATAATTATATTCATCGTTGGGTTTGTCGTCGGCGCATTAGTCGTACGCAATAACATCAAAAAGGTGAATAAGTTAGTGGCTGAAGCTGAAGAAACGGCCAAAGAACTAGAAGCTAAGATTGAAGACCTTCCCGCTAAGTGGAAAAAACATCTTGGAAAATAACCGGTCGGTGGGCCGTTTTAAACCACCACAATTTTTATGTTCGGACTGATTACAATGTTATTGTCGACTCTAGGAGCAACCGGAATGGGTTCAATGCTCAAGATAGTTGGTGGATTTATACAAAGTGCAAATGAAAACAAAGAAGCAAAAGCAAAAAGAGAGCTGGTTAGAGACATGCAAATGGGTAACTCAAACCTGGCATTTCAAAAGGCTGTTTTTGGAGAAGCAAATGATTCAGAATCTTCTTTATTTACTCGTGCTACTCGTCGTCTTATCGCACTTATTGGGATGCTCAACTTTGCAACCATCTCCATACTCTGCACATGTTACCCCAGCATTGACCTCGTCACCTTTGTTCCACCTGAGCAATTCAAAGAAATCAGCGTTTTGTGGGGACTGTTCAAAGTGCCGATCGACAGCGGAGTCACCACATCAATTACAACAGGGCACATCTCGCTCATCTCAATTACCACTTTGGGAGCAATCATCGGGTTTTATTTTACACCCGGCGGGAAAAGATAAGCACAGAGCCATTTGGGAGTAACAACAAATTTAATGAGTGTACTTCCGTGCACTCGTTTAACCACAAAAGTAAATATGAAAAAAATACTAACAAAACTAGTAACATGTAAATGGACTATCGCCGCTATCGTGGTGATCGTCGGATACCTATTCTTCTTCTCAGGTAAAGCTGATGCTCAAGAAATTGCAGCTAAGACTTTCGTTGATGTAGAAGTAGGTCAATATGAAAAACGGATCGATTCTGGCTCTTATGCGAGTTCAGAAGATTCTCTATATTATAAAGTCGGTGCAGACCTGCCTATCTTTAAGGCAATCGGTCTACGAGGCGATCTAGAGTATGTTGATTCAGACACTTCTGAGTTGTATGTTTCAGTTGGAACTACACTAAGTACACCAATCGGTGCACTAGGAACAGGAGTACTATTATCACAAGCTGATGGTAGTGACGATGTGTATGAGCTTTATGCCGTATACGATCTTAACGTTCTTGATGTGTTTACTACACAGATTGACGTTTCTATTGATGAAGATCAAGCAGGAGTTGTTGAAGCCTCAGTTGCTCAACTCTTGGTGTCAAAGAATTCACTCGACCTATATGTCGGTGGAGGCTTAGGCCAGTCATTTGGATACGCAGATGACTATAGTTATACACTAGGATTCGTAAGAGCTCAGTATAAAGCTCTGTACGCACAGTATAATTACTTGAATAATGATCTAAGCGGATACGCTGGAACCAACGATGCGTGGGAAGGAACCCTCGATTTTGGTGTAGCTTTCAGCTTCTAATCTAATTAAATATCACTTAGGCCCCTATAACTTTGTGTTGTAGGGGTCTTTTTGTATAAATATACTTATGACTGGAGATATACTTAATTTTATCAACCAAGTAGGAGTACCAATTACTGTAGCATTAGCCTGTGGTGGATTCCTATTTCTAATTCTAAAGTTTATTTTAGCACAAGTTACAGATCAGGTAGATGGTATATCAAAATCATTACTCTCACTTGAAAACAAATGTGATGTAATGAATAACGATATTGTAAAGATTGATTGTTTATTCTCTAGTGCATTTAACGTAGAACCAAATCTCGCGCGAGTCGCAGCAAGCGAAGGCAAAGAAGATTGCAGAGACGATTAATATGAGTGGAAGAGATTTTAGTTTTTGGGCAGATACAATAGGAACATACGGGTTTCCCGTTATTGCATTATTATTATGCGGATATTTTATCTGGTATATATGGAAATGGGTAACAAGAGAAATTAAACCAGCTCTTAATGCCGCGGGTTCATCATTAGGTAAACTAAAGAAACAGGTCCAAGCGCTAGATAACGACATGATTCGCCTGGATATGAAACTAAAGATTCTAATACAAGAAAGACATATCACAGACAAACATCGTAGTAGTCTAGGTAGTGACGAGGATTAATATTATGGCATCAGACGAATTTTGGACAATTGACGACTTCGGATTTACTGCAGTCAATGAGAGTGAACTAGAAGTAGCTCAAAAAGCCACCGCCTCAGCATCAACTGCTACAGAAAACGAAGAGAAATTAAAGAAACTGCATAATGCAGTAAAGCCTTTATTGGCTAACCTCAAACAAAACCCCGATAAAGAGTATATTCTTTGGCCGAATAGGGTACAGGTAATCGAAAAGTTCGAAAGCCATCTGGCCGATATTGTGTATAATTCATAAGTCCTTGCGGCTGTATCACTTATACATTTTTCATGGTTTTTTTCGCCGTAATCGCAAGTCATTGCATATCAACGACTTATAGATGCATTTATCTTACAAAGCCGTGTACAACTGTGCCCAAATATGGTATAATATACATATGAAAGAGGGAAAATCAAATATGAGTTTAGTAAATTGGGTAGCGACCAACGCTAAGGTAAACAAATCAGAACCGGCCGCGGTTAGGATTTTAGGTGGGGATTTACCTGCCGATCATCATCTAGTTAAAGCAGGCCGTGAAATGTATGACGCGGTAGATTTGATTAAATGTCTAATATCAGAAGATTACAAAACTTGGTCTAAAATACCAGAAGACAAGACAGCTTATGAATGTCAGCCTGGCGAGTCTGATGTGATTGCCGAAAATATGTATCACAAGTTTGCTACAACGATCAGCGAAAAGAAAGGTTCCAAATACATCAAGATTATGACTGGTAGTGGAGTTTGGGGATTCATCGTTAATACTAAGAAAGATAAGAAATTTAAATACGGCGACCTTCTAAAGGCAGCAGGTTATAACGCTCCCGCTCGAAACTTCGCTCGAGGAAATGTTATCGACGATACAGTCGAGGACTTACGGGTCAAATCAGTTCGTTGGACAGGAGTGAGATACTAATTATGACAGCAAGATATCAGCGTCTTTTATATCGCAAAGCGACAATTGTACAAAAAGTTCTTTATAAGTTAGGACTAATAGAATTGGAGAAACCAAAAAATGTATAGCATTAATTTACCAACAAACTCAGCTGAGACAAAGTCTTTGGTTGACACATTGACCCAAGCTAATTATAATCACAATCGTGGTAAATTAGGTTGCCCATACAAAGGTATGGATAAAGTATTCGGTAAAGATTTAGCCGAGAAATTAGAAAAGAATTATCAAAATAGTATTAAATAGATTATGCAAATAAAAAATGGTAGAGTACCGGGTTACGCTGGAACATTCAATATGGATAGTGTCAAAGATATGGAAGCAGTCGCTGCGATCCGTAAAGCTATTCGTGGAACTGGAATACGACTAAAGTTACAAGGTCGACTTGGAAAGAACAATCCAAATCGATATAAGTATCTTACTAAATCTGGCAGGTGGCCATATTGTGTTTGTATTTCACTAAAAGACGCGTCACACGCTGATGGTTATTATTACGAAATTGATAGCTACGGCTCAAACCAAGCAGTTCGATAGGAATTTATTATGCAAAAAGAATACAAAACGCAAACTGAGGTTATCCTAGAAATAACTGGTGGTAATACCTCAAGCACAAAACCCGCAGCGATTATAGAAGACCGCGCGAAGATTGCTAAAGTGGCAGTCGAGAGATTAGACGAAGCAGTGGGTCATTATGCATCACATAAAGATGATGTTCGTAATGAGCTAAAATCTGTTACAGAAACTATTAACAACATTATAAATGACAACTAAAGAATACTTTGAACACTTAGATGCTTCTATTGAAGCTAGCATCAGTGTACTACTGAAGGTATCTTTAGAATTTATTATTGTGCTAGCGGTGGTTCCATTGCAAATTCTGTATTTGAGTTTTCGATGTGTATTCCCGTTTTTAAATCCATTTATTGACAGATTTTTGTTGACAGATGACGAAGAATAGTGTAAATTAGATATTATAACAATTAATTAGGAAAAAAATTATATTATGGCAAGACCAAAAAAAGATAAAATATTGTATGACGATGAAATCGGCTGGTACAATGACACTACTGGTGAACCGGTAGCTGACCCGAAGGGCAACAAAATTAACGTCAACGAAGGTGTTTTCGCATATGATGCGTTACCGACTACCGACGATGACATTCAAGATGAACTATCACTAATGGGGACATATCTATAATGGGAGTATTCACACGAACAGGCGAAGTAAAAGCAGATGATGCTAATTACACTGGCACCGAACCAACTTGGGACGATGTTAGTCTATTATCACCAGAAGCGGTTGAGAAGAAATTCAGTAGTGCACTAGGATTTTATGCCTATTACACCTCTGCAAAAGATTTGATACCAGACCTATTGGCATACATGGCTGATAACAGCTATTCAAAGAGTGACATTAAACTCATTAAGAAGCATGGAGAAAAGGTTGGCGTGACTACCCTAGGAAAGATTGCTCGAATGATTAATCGTGGAATGCCTTATGCCAATCCGTACTTAAAGAACAATATTGGCACATGTATTATAAAGGCTAAGAATCTAGACTTTATAGCTCTTGAAGACGGTCATGCAGCAAATGATAAACCAAAAGCGCCAGCTATTTCACCAATGAAACGATTGGAGCAGAAAGTAGATGCCGAGGTTATCTCTCACATTGATTACGCTCTTGATGAGTGGACTGAAGACGCGAGTAATATCGCATCGGTACATATCGCAACGCTATTAGCCGGAGCAAGTATTCCGTCTAGAGGCTGCAAGTTTGTACATGACTTCTTAGACAGACATATCGGTGAAGCTAAAGAAGCATACGAGAAAACCTGCGACCAAATGGTAGAAGGTTATTCTTTCCTCAGCAGACGTGAACTGAACAAATGGGTTAAGACTTTAGAAAAGATGAAAGCCGACGTATCAAAGTACGAAAAGGCAAACGCAAAAACCATTGTTCGAGTCAAGAAAGTGAAGCCTGCGGGCGCTCAAGTTCGTGACATGAATTACGATAAAGAAAATTCCGATGTGTCAGCGGTTAAGATTCCTGGTTCAAACCATGTAGTCTTATTCAATCAAAAGACCAGAAAATTACAAAAGTATTCTGCTCTTACGCGAAATGGATTATCTGTACGAGGTACATCTATCAAAGACTTTGATAAAGATAAGAGTCAACAATTCACAATCCGAGCTAATCAAGTAGAAACAATACTGTCTACGGCTGATTTGGTAAAAGGTTGGGATAAACTAAAAGGTAACAAACAGCCGGTGAATGGCAGAGTGAATGAACACTGTAAAATTATATTATGCAAATAACTGAATTAAAGAAACTAACACTATCAGAACAACTGATGGTTAAGATTGTCAAAAAGCTATTAGAGCTCGACCCAAAGTTTGTCGAGTCTATTAAACAGGAAGTCACTCCAAGCGTATTAGTTCACGCTGGCTATAAAGGAGAAATCGATGAATATTAAAATGAAACCACATAACGCAGCGATACCATTCCGTGACGGAGAGCTTTCAGTGCAGGCAAGTGAGTTCCACTATTGTTCGCCTAAGCACGACCAAGGTCCATACTTTAGTTATGAGCTAGCTTACTTTGAAGGTAATACCTTTGGGAAGATTCCAGAGCTTGGTATGAACGAAGACCAGGTGTACGGTAATGTCGATAAAGATATTGTTATTGAGTTACTAGAATCAGAAGGTTATACACCTTCGCAAATTAGAGGGCTTCTACCAGATGAGTAATTATATGTTATCAAAACTAGCCGAGTTCGGAACTGTTGTGATTGGTGTAGTGAGTGTCTATGCTGTATGTCGATTAATATATGCTACTATTTACGGGAATAAGGATTGACACTTTACACCAGAAATGGTATAATAGTATCATATTTTAAAGAATAACTATGGCAAATAAAAAACCTGAAGTCCCAGTGGCTTTTACCAAGAAATCATTAGCAGAAAAAGTCTGCTTATTAGTACATACAGATGGTATGAAATACTCAGAAGCTTTGCTCGACGTATGCGAAGAATTTCAAATTGATCCACATGACATCGCGAAATTAGTTAAAGGACCACTCAAAGCTAAGCTTGAAGCTGAAGCAATGAAGTTTAATGTTATCCCAAATACGAACGGAAACGAATTACCCTTTGGTTAAATCAGACCCATACTCGGCTTGGTGTATCTGTAATGCAGTGACTCACCACTTTAGAACAAAGAGCTATGATGCAGTCAAGTATCGCTATAAGATGCCTTGGTTTAATCATAACAAGTTTGCAGCAGATAAAAACCAATGGCTATACAAAAAGATAGCTAGAGATTATCCTACTCAAGATGCAGTAATTAAATTAGCGTATGTTAATGCTAATGTAGGAAACTATTTTATTAGAGAGTACGACGAAAGTCTGTACGAAGAACTACAGTCTTGGTTGCAATCTCAAGCATATAACTTTGAAAAAGAATTAAAGAAGGCAACTAAAGAGGTGCAGTCGTTTGATGAACTTCTGACAGCAGATGCTAATAGTATACCACCAGTATTTAAACATACTTCTATGTCTACAATTGTAGCCTTAGATTTAATGACTGACTTTGTATCTCGAGCAGAGAAGGTATGCCAAGAGACTTTACAATGGCCACAAAAACTGGCTCATTATAAAAATAATAAAACATTTTTGTCCCAATGGATAAATAAAGAGAAGTTGAAAAAGATTGCAATTAAAGTCTTTACAACTTAGAACATACAGTGTAATATATTGTATATACAAAATAATAATAACAAACAGAAAGATAAAATAATATGTCATTCCAAAACATGAAGGCAGCTAGAGACACCACAATTGGAAAATTGTTGGCTGCGGCGGAAACAGCAGGAGGTGGAGAGAAGAAGTCCTACAAGGACGAACGTGAATGGAAACCAACAGTCGATAAGGCTGGTAACGGATATGCCGTTATTCGGTTTCTTCCAGCAGCCGAAGGTCAAGATGTACCTTGGGTTAGATACTGGGACCACGGGTTCAAGGGCCCAACAGGTCGTTGGTATATTGAGAAGTCACTTACCTCTATTGGTAAAGACGATCCT